GCTACTGAAGGTGGAGACTCTGCTGAGTCTGAATTCACTTCAGGATCAGTAACCATGTCTCCTAAAGTTATCGGTGCTCACACTGATGCTTCAAGATTAATGCTTCAACAATCTTCATTAGATATTGAAAACTTAATCAGAGATGACCTAACACAATCTATTGCTCTTGCAATTGATTTAGGTGCTTTGGCTGGTTCAGGATCAAGTGGTCAACCAACTGGTATTGCTAATACTTCTGGTATCAACACAACAACTTTTGCTGCTGCTAGCCCAACTTTTGCTGAGGTTATAGCTATGGAAAGTGCTGTTGCTGCTGATAATGCATTGTCTGGTTCATTGTCTTACATTTGTAAGCCAGCAGACTATGGAACATTGAAAACAACTAGCAAGGACTCAGGTTCTGGTCAGTTCGTTGTTGAGCCTGATGGAAGAATGAACGGCTACAATGTTATTAGAAGTAATCAAGTAACTTCAGGTGATTTCTACTTTGGAAACTTTGCTGACTTGTTAATTGGAATGTATGGTGGATTAGACATTACTGTTGATCCTTATGCACTTTCAAAAGCAGGTGGCGTGAGAATTATTGCTCTACAAACTGTAGACGTAGCAGTTCGTCATGCTGTTAGTTTCTGTAAGTCATCTGACTAATTAGCTGATGCTTAAATGGAATGGTGGGGGAAACCCCACCACCTTAATTATGAAAAAATATAAAATTTTACAAGACACAGTTGCTAATGGATCAAAGGTTCATGCTGGCGATGTAGTAGAGCTTGATGAGGTCATAGGTCATTCATTATGTGGCTATGGCAAAGCAGAAATTCATGTTGAAAAACCAAAAGCTAAACAAGCTGATAGAAGCGTTGGTTTGGAGACATCAGAGGTTAAAGCTCCAAAGAAAAGAGCTAAAAAATAAATCATGCCCATCGAGAGTGCAGCAGATTTTAACTCCTATGTAGACATCAACACAGGTCATGGAGTTACTGCTACATTCTTCGAGGTGCAACAATCATTATGGGATCAAAGAAATGGTCTCATAGATACTTGGTTCGATATCGATTCTGGAAATACAACCAATATCAATATCATCATAGATCAAGAATATTTCAACATAGAGGGTGGCACAGTTCCTGTTGCTGGTTATCAACCCAGAGCAATTATTAAAGCAACCGATGCTCCTTATATATCACAAGAAGATAGATTAATTGTTAATGCAATTACAACCAATCGTGGCAGCGTTCTAAAACCTGAAACTGCTTTTGTTGTTAGAACAGTCGAACCTGATAATACAGGTTTAGTATCAGTGGTATTAGAGGAAGAATAATGTCTCAATATCGCATGGAAACAGAAGAAGATATGATTGCATATTTAGATATAGACTATGGTCATGGCGTATCTGCTGTTTATTCAAACAATGGCACTGATTCAACAATAAGAATAATTCTTAATAATGAATATGTTGAGCAAGAAGAAGGAATAGGCGTGGAAGCACTAAAACCAATCGCCTATTGCAGAACCATAGATGTTCCAAATATATCATTTGGAAATACACTAGCTGTTGCAGCCATTAAAGATGTTGATGGCAACACATTAAAAGCAGCACAAAATTATACAGTTGTTAATATACAAGCAGATAGAACTGGTTTCTCTGCTTTGATGCTTGAGGAAATATAATGGCAAACCATATTAGACAACAAATCAGAGAGAAGTTTGGAACAACCCTAACAGGATTAACAACCACTGGCTCTAATGTTTATGAGTCCAGAGTTTACCCATTAGAAAACGCTTCTTTGCCAGCATTAATCATTTACACAAAATCAGAAACATCTGAGCCTATAGTTATAGGAACACAAAGACTTATGAGCAGAGAGCTATCAGTTGTAGTAGAAGGTTATGCCAAAGCCACTAGCAACTTTGATGATACTATTGATACAATAAGCAAAGAAGTTGAAGCAGCAATAGCTGCTGACAGAACTCTTGATGGATTGGCTAAAGATACTTATTTAGAATCCACAGAGATAGAGTTTAACAGCGAGGGAGAAAAGCCATTAGGCTATGTCTCTCTTACATTTTTAACAAACTACTATGTCAAGGAAAACGCTCCTGACGTAGCAGTTTAAAGGAGATAATTATGAAAATGATTAGTCCAGACGGAAAAGTTTCTATAGATGCTCACCCTTCTAAGGTTGAGTCATTATTGAATAAGGGTTGGAAAGAAGAAGCAGCCCCATCGAAAGATAAACCTAAATCTTCTTCTAAAGAAAAGTCGAAAGACGAGGTAGAAAATGGCAACACATAAAGGAAGCGAGGGAACTGTAAAAGTTGGCTCAAATGCTGTAGCTGAAATAAGGTCTTACTCAATCGAAGAATCTGCTGATACTTTAGAAGATACTTCAATGGGTGATTCTGCTAGAACTTACAAACCATCATTAACAAACTTCTCTGGAAGTTTAGATGTGTTTTGGGATGAAACCGATACATCAGGTCAAGGTGCTTTAAGCATTGGATCAGAAGTAACTTTGAATGTTTATCCTGAAGGTGATGCTTCTGGCGATACTTATTACAGTGGTTCAGCTATTGTAACTGGTGTTTCAAGAACTGGTTCATTTGATGGATTGGTTGAAGCAAGCATTTCAGTTCAAGGCAATGGTGCTCTAACAGAAAGCACTGTATAAAAATGAAAGCAATTGAAAATGCTGTAAAACATTTTGCAGAGCAAGATGTAAAAGTAATTGAAGTGCCTGAGTGGGGCGATGAAGAGAACCCTTTAAAAATATATAGTAAGCCATTGACGTTAGCTGAAACTTCTAAGCTCTATAAAATGAGTAAAGAAGATGATCTAACGATGATGGCTTATGTTCTTATTTACAAAGCACTAGACGAAAATGGTGATAAGTTGTTTGATCTAAGTGATAAAAATAGCTTGTTAAACAAAGTTGATAGAGAAGTATTAGTCAATGTAGCTCAACAGATCATGGGGCAAGAGCCTATTGAGGAAGTTAAAAAAAACTAATAGAGGATACTAATTTATATGTGCAATATGCACTGGCTGAAAAACTTGGAAAAACCTTAGAAGAAATCCAAGAAATTAGTATCCACGAATTTCAAGGGTGGATAGCTTACCTAGAAATAGCTCAAGAGAAACAAAGTAATGGCAAATAAAAAAGTACAATTTACATTAACAGCAATCGACAAGACTAAGGCAGCTTTTGATAGGGTTGGCAAAGGTCTTAAGATGGTTGGTGGTGGTGCTAAAATGGCAAGCATGGGAGTGGCTAAGGTTGGTCTAGCTGCTACTGGTGCTGCTGCTGCATTGGCTGCATTGGTTAAAGTAAATACTGACTTTATGGATAAGCTTGGTAAAACAGCATCTAAGCTAGGCATAGAGGTTGAGTTTTTGCAAAACATGAGATTTGCAGCAGAACAAACTGGCGTTAAGGTTGAAGCCTTAGACATGGGTCTACAAAGATTTATAAGAAGGGCTGCTGAAGCTGCTAGTGGAACAGGCGAAGCCAAAAGAGCGTTTGAGCAGCTTGGTATTGAGTTAAAAGATTCAAATGGCAATCTTAGGGGTGTTGAAAGCATATTGAATGATGTGGCTGATGGAATAATGAACACCAGTGATTCAGCAGAACAAGTTAGATTAGCATTTAAGTTTTTTGACTCTGAAGGTGTTTCTTTAGTTAATACTCTAAAGAATGGCTCGAAAGGACTACAAGACTTCAAAACTGAAGCTGAAAACTTAGGTTTAATTATTAGCAAAGAAAGCATAGCTAAAGCAGAAATGTTTGCTGATTCTTTGAACATTCTTAAAAAACAATTTACTGCCATCACAGCAAACCTAACTGCTGCCTTTATTCCAATTCTGCAAGATGCATCTAAGGTCTTGTCTGATATGATGAAAGAGCTAAAAGGTAATGACGATGATTTTGAGAATTTTGGTAAGGCAATGGCTTTGCACGTTGTTGAAGCAACAAAAAATGCAACTTTGGCAATATATCAATTTTTTCTTACTGTTAGGCTAGAATTTGAAAAGTTAAAAGCTGTATTTGGTCAGGGCAATCCTGAATTAGTAAAAATTATTAAAGACATTGAAGAAATGGATGCTGTTATGGAGCATCTTACAAAAACAGGTCAAGAAAATACTCAATTTATGAAAAACTCTCAAGCTAGAATGGCTATGTTGAGGGAAGAATTTACAAAGCTTGTTGGCAAAGATGGTACTCAGGGCATTATTGATGCATTTGATTCTATGTCAGAAAGAATAATGAATTACACATCTGTTGCCGAAGAAGCTGGTGAGAAAGACCCAACAAAAAAAATATCAGAATCAGTATTAAAGTTTAAAGATGAGATGGGTATAACTGAAGCAGCTATATCAAATTTATCAATAAACACAATGAAAAAATTTGAAGATTCAATCATTGATGGTTTAAAAAATGGAAAGTTAGCATTTAAAGATTTTGCAAATTATGTCATTGAGCAAATTTTGAGAATTGCAATACAAGAAGCAATATTAAAACCGATTACAGGTGGTGTAGAAAGTTTCTTTAGTGGAATATTTGGAAGATCAATAGGTGGTGGTGTAAACAAAGGTCAGCCATATAAAGTTGGAGAATCTGGAACAGAGTTATTTGTTCCTCAACAAAGTGGAAAAATTATAAGCAATAATGATTTGCAGAATATGGGTGGAAATCAATCAGCACCCACAGTCAACTTCAACATATCAACAGTAGATGCTGCTGGCTTTGATCAGTTGCTAGCATCAAGAAAAGGATTGATAACATCAATCATAAACAATGCCATGAATAATCAAGGCAAAATGGGGGTTGTATAAATGTCTGGTCAATTTCCAACAGACCCCAACTTTAGAACTTTAAATTTTAAAGATAACAGACCAACGCTTTTGAACCAGACTTTATCTGGTAAAAAACAAGTAAGACAAATAGGCTCACAATATTTTTCTTTTACAGTGGCAATGCCACCATTACAACAAGAAAAGTCTCAAGAGATATTTGCATTTTTACAAAAGCAAAAAGGTTCTTTTGAGGACTTTACTATTCAAGCACCATTAGACAATTTAGGTGCAAGCAAATCAGAAACAGATATAGTTGTTAATGGAGCTCATACCTCTGGCGATAACACTATAGCAATGGATGGTTTCTCACAAACAACTGGAGCATTAAAGGCTGGAGATTATATTAAGTTTGCCAATCATTCTAAGGTGTACATGGTATCTGAAGATGCTAATGCATCAGGTGGAGCAGCCACAGTAACCATATCTCCAAATTTAGTAGCATCTCTTGCAGATAATGAAGCTGTTACTGTAAATAAACCTAGCTTTACTGTATATCTTGAAAACAATGAAATCATGTATTCAACTGATGCTAGTGGTTTTTACAGCATTTCATTTGACGTTAGAGAGGTTATTACCTAATGCCTAGAAGTCTATCTGCTGCTTTACAAACACAAGTATCATCCACAGCAACTAAAACAGCTTTTTTAGTTGAGTTAAATCTATCATCAACCATTAGGCTTACTGATTGGTATTCTGATGTTACCTATGATTCTAATAACTATGAAGCTGGTGGTTCTTTTCTTACAGTTGATGCAACAACTGAAACAGGTCAATTACAAGTTAATGAAATTAACTTAGGATTTTCTAATATTACAGATCAAGTTAGATCGTTGGTGCAGAGTGGAGCATTTACAGATAAAACAGTTGAAGTTTATTTGGCTTATTTTGATGTAAACGAAAGCATCGTTGGTGCAATTAATTTTTTTACTGGACAAATAAGAAACGTATCTATAAATGAAAATATAGATAGCTCAATTTTATCTATGACTGTTGCTAGTCATTGGGCAAATTGGAATTTAACCAAAGGCAGGCATTATTCTGATGAATCTCAGCAATCTTTTAGCTCTGGTGATAAGGGAATGGAGTTTGCTGGTCAAGTAAAAGAAGATGTTAGGTGGGGTATGTAATGAAATTTTTTGCTGCTGTTGGTGAATTTTTTAAAGCTGCTTTTGCTTTATTTGCCGAAGCAAAATTAATAACACAAATACAGGTTGCTCTAACAGCAGCAACTTTAGTTGTAGGTGTTAAAGGGTTTATGCAGGCTAGGGCAATGCTTGCCAAGGGTCAAGACATATTAGCAAACAAAACTTCTATGGGTGGAAAGATTGGACTTATTTATGGAACAAGAAGGGTTGGTGCACAAATTATATACATGGATGTAAATGAAAACGATTCTAGGGATATGTATGTGGTATATGCTTTGTCAGTTGGTGAATGTGATGAAATTCTAGGAAGAACAATTGAGCTAGATGGCAACCCATTAACTGATTCTGCAAGATTTAGAGATGGTGGTTATATCGGATCAGACAAGATATCTTCTGGCTCAGGATCATTAAACACAGTTTCTCAAAATGGAACAAACAGCTTAAATCTTGCTGGTGGTACTTTTGGAACTGATCCTACTGCTAAATACAGATATGTTATGAATTTACATCATGGAGTTGCATCACAAACAGCAGACCCCATGCTTGTTGCATCTATGCCTAACTGGACTTC